AGGAGTAGTTAATGATAATTCAAAATTAGTTAATTGTTCGTTTCTATATCCTTGAGTATATAAGTGAACTAAAGCAATTTTATTTAATTCTGAAAGTATAATTCTTTGAATGCGGTCAATTGTGCGGGCAAAACGAATATCTTCCGCTGCTAAAGTAGCTTTACCAGTTAAGTCTTTTTCATAACCCATAAATGCTTTAGGTACTTTTAAAGCAGCAAATAACTTATCTCTTAAGTAAGTTACGTCTTCAATTGCTGTGTAATCTAAACCTTTAGTAGGTTCAATTCGAGTAGTTGTATCATTACCTCTAACAGGTATAAAAAAGTCTTCTAATGAGTTTTGCAGATTATATTTTAAGTTATACTCACCAGTTTGTGGATCCATATATGGAGTTCTTTTCATCTGTGAAATAGTCTTCTGCATAAAGTTTTCTACTTCATTAGGTGGAATAGAACCTACATTAACATAAAAAATTCTCTTTTCTGGGGCACGAACAATACGATGGATCAGCATTGCATCTTCCATCAAAATGTATTGTTTAAATAATTTACGAGCGGGCTCAAGATATGAACGACCATAAGGCAAATAATTCACGTCAGTAATTAATCTGAAGTGAGCCATTTCATAATTATCAAAATAAATTGATGAATCATTTTTGTTAGTACTATAAGTACCTTGTCCTGTTACACCATAAAAACCTGTAGCGCCACCTGAGAAACCATCTGGGCTAAATCTGTATCTCACTTCAGCTGGGTTTTTAGGGTCATAATGTTCTTCTCTCATAATATGGTAAGCAGTGTATGGGATAACGTTATAAACCCCAAATTTCTCCGCAATTTCCAATTTTAAAAAGAAGTCACCATACTTACACATTTGACGAATCCAAGACCATAAATTAAATTCAATATTTAATACATCATAAAATAAATTATATAGAATTTTCTGTGTATCTTCATTTGAACTTCTAATTTGAAGTACCTCACCCATGTCACTCTTAAGAGTACATTCATCAGCTATAATATCAAGAGCGGAAGCTACAATAGCATCTGTATCCATTGCATCATAATCTGAATATACTTGGGTACGTAAATATCTCCAGTTGAGGTTTAATTGTGCTCCAAAAAGTGATGTGCTATTACTAGAATAGATACGATTGAATCTATCTACTAATGCGTTAGTTTGGAATTCACCTGTTGCTTGGATGCTATTTACATCCATTACTTTGAGCTGATTACCACCAGCATTACGAATTATTACATCTGTTGAGAATAATTTCCTTAATCTTGAAAAAACACTTGTATCAGCCATTTAAATTAAATTATATATAATAAATATTACAGTAACCACCTTATATCTTCATCTTGTCCACCTATATTCATTTGATATGGATTAGGAACACCATTCATAGTGTAGTTACCTTGAGGATTTGGTCTAACAGTCGCCATATTACTTAAAGCAGCACGTGTTAAATCTAAACCTTGTGTTTTATATTTTAAAGCAGTGTCACGAACATACATCCCTATTGCAAAACTCATAACCAAGTCATCATTATAACCAGATTGCGCTTCAGGTCTACCATTTCTCCATATAAACACTTTCATTTCTTCAAGAAGACGTTTGGATTGTATAACAACACTTTTATCCCCAACATATTCTCTAAATTTATTCACAACCAACGGACGAGTTCTCATAGACATTGTGAAACCTGGTGTCATTCTTGATGGGTCATCTGTTCTTTCTAAGTAAGTTTCAGCGTTTAGTGTCTCACTTTTTGGAGAATAATATAAATTTCTGTATCCTCTTTCAATAATTGAGTCAAGAGTTGACCATCCTATGTTGGCATTTTCAACAACTAACAACGCATCATTATATTCTGTCGCGATACTTACTAGTAAATAGCCAAATTCTTTTGGTGATATTTGGCTTTTATACTCAGCTACTTGTGTATTTAGTTCAGTATCTATAACATGAAATGTTGAAAAGTCTTTACCATCTCCACGAGCCACGTCAGCGACAACCATATAACTTCGTGTATAATCTGGTAGTTCCCATATCCATAAGTTATGGTCTATGCCACGTTTTTCCAAAGGATCTTTAACAGAAGTCGCAAATATAAAGTCTAATTGTTCACTATAAAACACAGTATCTCCTGATGTATTAAAGTCACAATCACATTCTTGCGCCGCTAATCTTGGGTCTCCTAATAGTTCATCTTGTTTTTTTCTCCAATTTTCATCACGTTCAGGATGAACATACCATGGAAGTTTAATAGGTAAGAAGTCATTTTGCTGTGCTTCTGCTCTAACCCATGTTTGATGAAACCAATTACCAGTACCGTATGGAGTAGATAATACTATTGCTCCACCACCAGTTGCTAAGGTTTGTTGAGCAGATGCCCATATTTCAGCTATACCTTCAATAAAAGCGGCCTCATCTATAATTAGAAGTGATACTGCTTCTGATCGACCCGCGTCACCAGCTGCAGAAACTGCTTTAATTTGAGAACCATTATTTAGTCGTAATGTTAATTTATTGTTTTCTTCAGCAGGTATTTTAAGCCAAGAAGGTAAGTTTTCAAACATGAATTTGACTTTTGTCACCATGTTTTTGGCTGTCTCTTGTTTAGTAGCTATACAAAGAACGTTTTTGTCTTTTTGGAAGGTCATTAACCATAATGAATAACCTGCTACTAAAGTTGATATACCTAACTGTCGAGACTTAAGTACTATATCATATGGATGATCTCTCCATAGACGTAGTACTTTTTCTTGAAATGGGTATAAATTGAATATAATTCTACCACGAGTTGGATGTTGGATGTGACAATACTTTTTCATAAAGTGTGCTGGGTCTTGAGCACATTTTAAGTATTCATCTCGTATTATTTGTTTTAAGTCTTGACTCATAAAAAACCAATTAGGTTCTAATATATAAATATATCAAAGACTTAAGTAACCTTTAATCTGTTCAATTCTTTGTTCTGTAGTACCTGAAATAATACCAAAATTTTTCATATTAAATAAATTATCTTTAATAACATATTTAATAGTACTGTCAATTCTATCACGATAATCAGCGTCAGTTTCCCTAACACCGTTATCTTCAATTTTAACTCCTATAGGAGAAACATAAAAAATATAATCATACTCCCAAATAAATGGAGCAGCATAGTTGTTAAAAGCACCTTTATCTACAACACTAATTGATTTAGCACATTGAGCAAATGCCATCACATCAATTACTGTTCTATCAGTAATAACATTTTCTCTCATTAATTCAGAACAACGTTCAGCTAAGAATATTGTTTGACCTTTTAATGTACTATCAGTGTTTAATGGAATACCTAAATCACGTAAGTATTTACTACGTTCAGTAGCAAAGAAATAATCTTTAAATTCAGGTAATTCTTTTAAAGCATGTACTAGTGTTGATTTGCCTACTGACATGGTCCCTGTTAATCCTATACGCATATTTGTTTTTTAATTTTTATATTTCCACTTATATCCACTAGCTGTTTTTTGCCTTCCACATAATACTCCAATAACATATTTAAACCCAGCTTTTTTTGTTGCGGTTACACTTTCCCATTCTTTAATAAAATTATCTTCTAAATCATATTGAAAAACAGGTTTCTTTTTAGCCCAAGTAATTTTTCTTCCTTTATTAGCTTTAGATATTTTTTTATTTCTATCATCAGAATATATATATCCTTTTTTAGCTTTAGAAATTTTATCACAAGTTTCTTTTGAAACTTTACGTCCTTTTAACTTTTGCTTATGTTCTTCTGTTTTAGGTTTTCTTAATTTTTGTTTTGTATCATAAGTATGATACTCAACTCCACTACCACCTTTTTTTTTCTTGTTTACTATTTCAAACCCCCACTGTTTAAATTGTTCTATCCAATATGATTCTAATGGTTCCCATTCTTTTCTATCTAGAGAATTAATTTTATCTATGATTGTATAAAAAGTGGTGATACCATATTTTATTTTATGATTCATTTCTCTAGTTTTAGGATTCTTAGTTTTACCTATATAAACTTTATTAGGATCACCATAACAATTTTCAACAAGATAAATATAAGTCATAATTTTATTTATAACAAATATGCTAAAATCTTATTTTTAGTAATATAATAAAAAAGGCCTGGTTTCCCAAGCCTAATTTAAAATATTGTTTTAGAGATTATACCCCTGCTTTAGTGTAAATATCTGGGTCAGTTAATGATATCCAATTTAAGTATACATATCCTTCTGGGTCATATCCTCCATCTAGAGTTCTGCTCCATTCTTCCCAAGCATCTTTTGTTACTGGTTTGTCAGGTGAAAAAGATTTCTCGAATGACTCAATAGCATCATCACTATCATAATCTTCTACTACACCTAATATATCATCATATGAATGAGTGTCTGGGGATTCATCATATGCTTGGCTAATATCAAACTCTTCATTTTCTGTTACTTTTTCTCTAAACTGATTCTCAGTAATCAAACCAGCTAATTTCTGCATTTTGAGGAACTCTTTGTTCATTGTCTTTTATTTTTTAAATTAGTATGTTTTAATATAAATATCAAAAAAAAAAACTAAGATCGTGATCCTTTACCTACACTACTCTTAAACCAAGGTAATCCAACTCCATCACGTTTTGCTTTGTGGTGACTGTCTTTGTCATGTTGGAAACCATTAATAAAATATTCTTTTTTACCATTTGGATGAATTACAGCTGGTCCTTCCCAGTTATGTAATTTTCCATCTTTCATGTAACGAATTGTACCATCTGTTGATGTGTACTTTTTGGTTTCCAATGTTGGATCTAGTTGATACTTTTTTACTTCTTCCATATGTTATTTATTTATATCTAAATATAACATCACTTTCCGGCTAAGCCAAACAAGTGGTGTCAGATGTTTTCCAAATATTCCAAGAAGTTTTTATATACTAAACGGTTCACAGGTCGAGAATTATGTATAGCTTCTTTGAGTAAAATAGTCATATCTTGTTCTTTTGACTCAGTTAATAACATTTTAA